GTTATATGATTTGTATGTATATACATCATATTAATTGTTTGACAAGTAAATAAATATCTTTATAAGTATTGGAAAACAAAGGAACTAAAACAAAGGAACTAATGAAACTTAGAGAACAAACACAAGAGCAGTTAATAGAACAAGCATTTGCATTTTACAATGGGGGTAAGGGATTGGAGCATTGGTCTTATAGCTCTACATCATCACCATTCTCAAAAAATATAATTGGTTATTCTTTTCCACAAGAAATAAGAAGAAACTTTGCTTTTAGATACAAACCAAATTTTGGTAACTTAGTTAATAATGTTGTGCAAAGATTAATTGCAGAAACTATTTGGACATCAGAAAAAAGTGTAACATCAGAATGGGATAGAGATTATCAAAAAAACTTTGATAAAGAATTAAAACAAATAAAAGATAAACCACCAGTAGATGCAAAAGATAAATTTGCTAGAGAAGAAATGCTTAACTACGCACATGATTGTATTGGTGTAACTAAAAAGGTTGTGCAAGATATAGTTGGAGATCAAAAATTAGAATGTGAGAGAGCTGTTAGGCAAAAAGAAATGACCATGATAAAACCAATCTTAGGTAGGATTGATTATGAGACAGATGGAAATAAAAAACTATTTATAGAATTAAAAACTAAACCACCTAATATTAGAAAAGTTAAAAACAAAGAGGAATGGAAAATGAGTTCACAACCAATTCCAACTGAACCTACGTTTGATAACTTAACACAGACTTCGTTTTACTATATGTGCACTAAGAAAATACCATTCTTAGTTTATGTCAATGATAAAGAGCATATTATTTTTGACCAATCACATGAGTTAATGAAGGCAGACCATCTGGAACACCTTTACTTTAAAATGGTAGAGAAGATTTTATTTTGGGAAAAGATGATCATTTATTGTAAAGGTTCGTTACAAGACCTAGCAATGATGTGCGAACCACCCGATTTAAGTCATCCATTTTATTATAAAGACTTAGCACCAGAACAATTACAATTAATCAATAAACTATGGGGAATAAAAATATGAACAACATATATAAGAAACTACACAATGCCTGTAATACAGCAGGCTCAGTAAAAAAAGCAACTAAGGTAAAGGGTATGCACTTCAATCCCTTGCTCCACGACGACGTTTTGCGAGTATCAATGGAAGCGTTGCTTGGCAATGGATTATATCCTACTTGCAGCTATGTAACAGATGTTAATGACAAGTGTGTGATTGTAACTTGTACCATGAAGATACATGACGTTGATGCACCAGATAATTTTGTAATGATTGATGGGTGTACTGCAATGGGTGGACTAGATAAGTTTGGTACTGGTCAAGCCATGTCATATGCTCGAAAGTATGCGTTTCTTAATGCACTAAATTTAAAGACAGGATTAGATTTAGAAGATGGATATAACGCACAACCATTTCCAAAAAATTCTACAGAGAAATCTGTTGAAGCTAACCCACAGTATGCAGATGATAATGTAGATGTGGAAGAGATAAAGGACCAGATCAAAAATACTAAGACCATTGAACAATTCAATTTGGTTAGAAATAAATATAAAGATCAAATCCAATATCTAATTAAAAATAACTTGAGAGCTTACAGACAAGTTTCGGATGTAGCTGGAACTCATAAGATCAAGTTAGATAACAATAATACTCAATAATAAAATTGAGAAATAACAAAGGAGATAATATGAGTGACGAAGTAATATGGATTAATGTAATACCTAATCCAAACAAGACAGCAGACAATCAACCAGATTGGGTTGCACCTGCAAATCCTAACGCACCAGAAGGCAAGAAGTGGACCATTGGTGTCAAGATAGGAGATAGTTGGCATAGCCAGGCAGGGTGGAATACCAAATCAGATAATGGTGAATTAACAGGGGGAATAACATTCAAGTTAACTCCTAATAGTTCTAGTGGAGTTCCACAATCAACAGGAAATAAAGGGTTTTCAAAGCTCCTATTTCTGATAACAAAGCAGAATATAAGTTTTAAGTAATTAAAATTTATATAGTCTTGGGGGAGTTTTTTCTTTCTTAGTTCCCTTTCGGTAGTTTTCTTCCCCAGGACATTAAAAAAAAATATGGACAAGAAAATAACAGAGATAGATCAAGAGATTGAAAATAAAATTATTGATGAACGTCAAAAAGATTATGGCAATTATCAAGAAAACTTTATTATGTTGGCAGAGATGTTTACTATCATCTTAGCTGGTAATTTAAGAAAAAGAATTAAACCACACCAAGTAGGTCAATTAATGATGGGACTAAAACTTTATAGATCTACTAAAAATTTTAAGGCGGATAACTATACAGATTTAAGCATATATAACAAGATGACTAAAGAGATACACAAAAAAGAGTTTGCCAAAAAGGATAAAGTATGACAAAATATATAAGAATCAAAAACGGAGAGTGTAGTTTTGAAATTACCGAAGAGTTTGATTCAGCAGAAAAGGCTGCAAATCCTTCCAATGATGGGAGTAATGCAGAAGTAAAAATTGAGAATATTAAACTTGATTTTACAACAGTAAAAAAGGAGCATGATGGAAAACATCAAAATGCGTCTGCAGAAGCTAAAGGATCTTCAAGAGAAGAAACATCAGAAGTATCTGGAAGCCAAGTACAAAGCAAATAAGTATCAAAAAGATTCTTATAGATTGTTTTGGAAAATAGAGCGGACAAAAGAAGAATTAATGACAGCAATATAGTCATTGGTTTATGGTTAAAAAAAACAAAGGAACTGTGAGGGGATTCTATGACTAAAAATAAAAATCTTAATGAGATTAGACTTGCTATGAAGGCAGGACAGTACGCAGATTTAAATACAAGAGAAGAAAAAATATACAGAAACGCATTTGTTAATGGTTATAAGTTAGCCAAAAAACATTTAAAAGAAGATGGCTATGATCTAGTAAAGATTGTTGGTTATTCTTTTTCATCTCCACAAAAATCAAAGATAGATAACATTGTTGATTATATGTGTAAGCGATATGAATTATCTAAATCAGAATTGTTAAGCAAGAAGAAAACTTTAGATATTGTTAGAGCTAGAAACATTATTCACAATTTATTAAACGAAAAATATAAAATGAATCTATCAAACATTGGTAGACATTTTAAGCAGGACCACACCACAGTATTACATTCAATAAAAATGAAAGCTAACAAGAAAAGATATTGGTCAAAGGAGCAAACAATATGGCAAGAGTTTCAAGAGTTAAAAGAGGTGTTGTAGGAGTTAATTGGAATCTAAGATATAGATTAAAGATAGAAGATCAAGAGCATACCATAGATGATCTTAGGTCCTATGTTAGACAGTTAGAAAGAAAGAATAAAAAACTACTTCTTAAAACCACTTAGCATAGATTTGTAAGACTTAGCACTAACAGTAGATTTAGCTTTGCTGTTTGAAGTACCAGCAGCTTTTTTCTTATTCATGTTATAGTACAAACCCTTCTTGGCTTTTGTTCCATCTTTTTTAGTATGATAACCTGGCATTGTTTTTCCTATTGTTAATGTATTGGTCGAAGCATAACTCATCTATACCATTATGGCAAAACCTTTTTTTCTTTGCATTAACTATCCAACCCCCCATAACAGAGGTTAATTCTTTATTACATACCTCGCAATTACCACAGATAATGATTTGTTCTTTAGATCGTACCCAAGTTTTACTTTTTGTAGCCAAGTCCAGACTTCCTATTGCTATATAATTTTTGCCATGACCAAGAGCTTAACTTGGTAGACCAATGATAAATAAATAATACTATTGTTTTCATTAAGCCTTTTTATTATTAGATGCAAATTTTCTAGCAGCTTCTTTGCTACCAAATCCCCATGCTTTTAGTGCAAGTTTTAATCTTGTTGGATCTCCATTCTTATTAAGTAATGAACCTTTCATACCACCAAATCTTGCAGCGAAGCTAACTCTTCTTGGATTAGTTCCAGACTTAACTGGTGCTTTTAAGTTAGAACCATCTCTATTATTAAAAAAAGCTCTACCTCTAGCACTTAACCCACCTTTAGGATTCTTATGTTCTTTTTTCATTTACTACCACCAATGTAACCACCAATTACACCAATCAATCCTGTAACTGACATCTTCATTAATGTGATTACACTTTCATCAACAGGTCTATTTTCTTCTAGTGCTACCCAATAATCACCTACAATAATAACACCAAGAAGTATTAAGACACCACTTGTTATTAATAATATTACTATGTCTTTAAAATTTTTAATCATTTAACAACCTTACCTTTGTTAATACCTTGTTTAATAATATATCCTTTAGTACCATTAGCACCTATCTCAACTTCTTTAATAAGGTTTTTAAATAGCATCATTTCTTGAATCTTTTTATAATGCTTTTTTAAATAACTTTCTATAACTTTATTATCTCTCATTAAATTTCCTTTAGTTCTTCACATATAAATTTAGTTGCTACTTTATTATTATTAACAAAGGTATCTTCTTGTGCAATTATTAATTGTTTAGATATTTCTATTGCTGCAAGTGTACATTCTTTCCAAGAATTATAATCCCCTTGAATTTGTGCAGGTGGTAAACATTGATTATTTATAAAAGAACATAAACTTATTACTAATATAAATTTCATTTCTTTTTTCTTTTCTTTTTTTTTAACTCCTGTCCAATATCAAATGTCCACACATCTTCAACTTTTTCAAATAAATCATCTATTAAAGAAAAAAATTTATAAAAAAATCTATCAATCATTTTGCAAGTCTATCCATATGTGAATATATACGACCAAAAACCTTGTCAAGAGACATCAATTCTTGCTGCATCATAGCTACAATTGTTTGAAGTTCTATTAAAGTAATGAGTACCCAAGTGCTAAGTCCCATAAGTATTGTACCAAGTAATCCTATTAAAGCTGTGTTAGTTTTTCTATTCATAAAGGTGCTACTATTATTGTTAGCATTATAAAAGCTATAATTATTGCTCCAGTAAAATAATAATTCATATAGGCACACTCCATATTATTTATCTCCCGTTAATGTACTACGCATAATTAAAAAACTTTTAAAATCTTGTTCTATTTGTTTTATTTTTTCTTCCATTGTCTTAAGTTTATCATTTGTAACAATTGTATTACCTTTGTTAGTTTCAATATTTAATAATAAATGGCTTTGATTTTCTTGTATTCTAGCTATGTATCCAATTTGATTTTTTAAATGTTTATCGTTTATAATAGTAATTTGATCTCTATTTTGATTAATAGTCTCTGTAAGACTTACGATATACTTAACACCTGTGAAAGTTCCAACCACAAGAGAAGCAACTACAGGAATCATTACTATGTTTTTTTTTAATAAATCTGCTATGTTCATTCACACATTCCTCCAATAAACTGTCTGCCATCTTTAAGTAACCATTTATTGGTTTCATTATTATAAGTAGCAATATTTTCTCTTACATCATCTATCAACTGAAAACAATTACTTATTTTATTTGGTTGATCTATATATACGAGATCTAGTTTAGTGGAGATTGTGAATTGTGATTGTGAACTAAGTAATATGAGGATTAAAATCCTCATTAACGACCTTGACCTTTATATCTTACTTGTTTCTTTTGTCTTTTAGATGATTTGTTTTGAGATTTTTTATGTACACCTGGTCTTTTTTTAGGCTGATCTCTTTTTACATAGTGTGTAAAATTCTGCTTAGCCATTACTTTTTATTTTTATATTTAGGTTTTGGTTTAGGTTTTTTCTTACCTGTTTGTTGTGATAATAAACTTGTTTTCTTACTGTATTGACTAACAGATGCTGTCATTATACCTTTACTCATTATTTTTTACCTTTGAATATTTGTGTACCTTTTATTCCATAAACACTTGCTACGACAAGAATCCATAAATTTGTAAACCATTTAGGTAGCTGTTGGAATTGTTGAAAGAACTCTTGAATTTTTAATGATGCAGCAGGATCATCAGAAAAAACCCCATAGGCTAACACTAAAATTGGCAGCGTAAGAATTATTAAAATTGCTTCATCCTTATAATCTTTGTCTCTACTTTCTAATAGCTTACCACTATACTCAATTTCTCCAGCAGCCATCTTTTCTGCGTGTGATGCTTGAGCATTAGCCATCATCATTTTAGTTTCTTGTTTCTTTTTATATATATGACTACCAGCATTAACTGCTAATTTTATTGCACTAAACCACATTATTCTTTTACCTCACCATTTTTCCATTTCATTTCTGGTAAACCATTATCAAATTTTTTACCATCATAAGTCAATACTTGTTTTCTATTATTACCTTTTTCATTATAACTTATATGTACCCAACCACCAGCAGGATCTTCAGGATTATAAAATTCTAATATAAGTTGGTCAAAATCTACATTGTTTTGTAGCCAATAAGCTACTTTAATATTAGGTATACCAGCAATCTCAAAATCTACTGCTTGACCTTTTGCGTGTTGAGATGTTTTCTTTGAACCTATTGCTTCACATAATTCTTCTGAACGATAGCCAGATGTAATAGTTATAGGTTTTTCAAACTTAGCTCTAACAGGTTCAAGTATCTCATAACAAAGATTCTCTAAGTTTTTTATATCTCCTGCTCCTGCATCATTCTTGATACCCTTACGAG